TACAAGAAAGGTTGATGACTTTAAGCTGGCATTCTATACAGATATGGGCGATGCTATGCAACGCTTTGCCTGTGTGCCAACCTTCGCATCTGATGCATTCTTTAAGCAGCGTGACAAGGTAAGAGCGTGTATGACAGTAAGAAATCCTATTGATAGCTCTAAGAGGTTCGACGAAACATTTAAACCAGATCCAGACAAAGTTTACTATGTCCACGCAGACCTTGCTCAGAAGCATGACAAGTGTGCCGTAGCAATTGCCCACGTAGAGAAGTGGGTATCTGTTCAGGTAATGAAAGACTATGAGCAGGTAGTGCCAATGGTAGTCGTAGATGCTGTAGTATACTGGGAGCCAAGGGTTGAGGGGCCAGTTAACCTTTCAGAAGTTAAGCAGTGGATTCAGAATTTACGTCGCCAAGGATTTAACGTCGGAATGGTATCCTTCGACCGCTGGCAGTCATTTGATATTCAGAATGAGCTAAAGGCTGTAGGAATGAGAACTGAAACGGTATCGGTCGCCAAGAAGCACTACGAAGATATGGCTATGCTTGTTTACGAAGAGCGTCTAGCCATGCCAGCAATTGAGCTACTGTTTGAGGAGCTAACAGAGCTTAAGATTGTAAAGCAGAACCGTGTAGACCACCCTAGAAAGCTATCTAAGGACCTTGCAGATGCGGTGTGTGGTGCAGTCTTTGGAGCAATCTCTCATACTCCCAAAAACGTTAACCAGGAAGTAGAGATTCATACTTTCAGGGATAGGCCAAAAGATCCACTTGAAGATAATTCTAAAAACGTGATACAATATAAACCCAGTAAAGAAAAGATTGAGGACTATCTGTCCCAATTTGAGGTCATATAGAAAGCGGTGTACTAATGGTATTGCCAATTTCTATAGTCTACTTTTCCAATTACTCCGAGAACACTAAGCGATTTGTAGAAAGGCTCACAGATGCAGGAATTCGTATTCCCACTCGTCCTAGCGACGCTCGGGGCTTCACTGTGGATGCTGAGTATGTACTCGTTTTACCGACTTATGGTGGTGGTAATGAATCACCTGCTATCCCAAAGTCAGTAAAGGTATTTTTAAATAATCCTGCCAACAGGGATTTATTGCGTGGTGTCATAGGCACAGGCAACACAAACTTTGGCGAGCACTACTGTAAGGCAGCAGATATGATCTGCAATAAGACTGGTGTACCACTTATAGGACGTGTAGAAATTATGGGGACACCAGAAGACGTAGAAGAAATTACAAGGAGACTGGAGCTACTATATGGAACAGAATAAACTAAGCTATCATGAGCTGAATGCCATGCTAAACATGTATGACGAAAACGGTAAGATCCAGTTTGATAAGGACAAGGCAGCTGCCAAGGCATACTTCCTAGACCACGTTAATCAAAACACTGTCTTTTTTCACTCGCTTGAAGAGAAGATAGACTACCTAGTTGAGAACGAGTACTACGACAAGGAAATCCTTGACCAGTACTCTCCAGAGGATGTTAAAGAATTATTTAAGCATGCATATGCATACAAGTTTAGATTCCCAACATTTGTTGGTGCATACAAGTTTTATACTCAGTACGCACTAAAGAATTTTGCAGGTGATCGCTACCTAGAAAGATTTGAGGACCGTGTCGTAATGAATGGTCTAATGCTAGCTCGTGGTAATAAACAGCTAGCACAGGACATCATCGATGAGATTATTACTAATCGCTTCCAGCCAGCTACACCGACATTCTTAAATGCAGGGAAGGCCCAGCGAGGAGAGTACGTAAGCTGTTTCCTTTTGAGGGTAGAGGATAACATGGAATCAATTGCTCGTGCCGTCACATCGTCACTACAGCTCTCTAAGAGGGGTGGTGGAGTAGGTCTTAACCTAACAAATGTACGTGAGCTAGGTGCACCTATTAAGCAGATTGAGAACCAGTCCTCAGGAATCATTCCAGTAATGAAGATGCTAGAGGATGCTTTCTCCTACGCAAACCAGCTTGGTGCCCGTCAGGGTGCAGGTGCTGTATATCTAAATGCACACCACCCAGATATCATGCGTTTCCTAGATACCAAGAGAGAGAATGCCGATGAAAAGGTTCGAATTAAAACCTTGTCTATTGGTGTAGTTATTCCAGATATCACTCTAGAGCTTGCTAAGAGCAACGAGGACATGTACCTGTTCTCTCCATATGATGTAGAGCGTGTATACGGCCTTCCAATGTCGGACATCTCTGTAACTGAGAAGTACCAGGAAATGGTTGACGACCCTCGCATTCGCAAGAGCAAGATCAAGGCTCGTGACCTTTTCCAGAGGATTGCAGAGCTTCAGTTCGAGTCAGGGTATCCATACATTGTATACGAAGACACTGTTAACAACGCCAACCCAATTGAGGGACGTATTAACATGTCCAACCTTTGCTCTGAGATCCTACAGGTAAATACACCAACTACCTACAACAATGATATGAGCTACAAAGAAATTGGTAAGGATATCTCATGTAACCTAGGATCATTAAACATTGCCAAGGCAATGGAGTCACCCGACTTTGGTAAGACTATTGAAGTTGCTATCATGTCCCTAACTGCAGTTTCAGACCTATCCTACATTGACTCAGTTATGTCAGTAGCTGAGGGTAACAGGAAGTCACGTGCAATTGGCCTTGGTCAGATGAACCTTCACGGCTACTTTGGACAAAAGGAGATGCACTATGGAGATGAAGAATCAATTGACTTCACTAATATGTACTTTTATGCTGTCTTGTACCATGCACTAAGGGCATCCAATAAGCTAGCAATAATTAACAAGTCCCCATTCGACAACTTTGAGAATTCAAAGTATGCATCTGGAGAGTTCTTTGATAAGTATACATCTCAGAAGTGGGAGCCAGCTACAGAAAAGGTTTCTCAGCTATTTAAGGATGCTAAGATTAAGCTTCCAAAGAAGAAGGACTGGGAAGAGCTTAAGGCCTCCGTAATGGAGCACGGTATCTACAACCAGAACCTGCAGGCTGTTCCTCCAACTGGATCTATTAGCTATGTAAATAACTCTACTAGCTCTATTCACCCGATTGCTGCACAGGTTGAGATTCGTAAGGAAGGAAAAATGGGTCGTGTTTACTATCCAGCTCCAGGACTAACCAATGACAACCGTGAGTACTTCATGGATGCATATGAGATTGGCCCAGAAAAGATTGTAGATATTTATGCAGCTGCTCAGCAACACATTGACCAGGGCATGTCTCTGACACTATTCTTCAAGGACACAGCCTCAACTCGTGACGTAAACAAGGCACAGATTTATGCATGGAAGAGGGGTATCAAAACAATTTACTACATTCGTATTAGACAGAATGCACTAGAAGGAACAGAAATGGAGGGATGCGTATCATGTCAGCTATAACAAGGCCAGTTAACTGGAACAAGATCGAGGATCAGGTTGACCTTGATGTTTGGAACCGTCTGACCCAGAACTTCTGGTTGCCTGAGAAGGTCCCCATTTCTAATGACATTCAGTCATGGAGCACTCTGAGGCCAGATGAGCAAGAGCTAACTATGCGTGTATTTACTGGTCTAACCATGCTAGATACAATTCAGGGTACAGTTGGGTCCATGAGCATCCTACCAGACGCTAGGACACAGCACGAAGAGGCTGTTATCACCAACATTGCATTCATGGAGTCAGTACATGCTAAGAGCTACTCAAGCGTATTTTCTACGCTATGCTCTACAGCAGATATTGATGATGCATTCCGTTGGTCTGAAGACAACCCATACCTACAGAAGAAGGCAGACATCATTCTGGGGTATTACCGTGGAGATGACCCACTAAAGCGTAAGATTGCCTCTACACTACTAGAGTCATTCCTATTCTACTCAGGGTTCTATCTGCCGATGTACTGGTCCTCCAGGGCAAAGCTAACCAACACTGCTGATCTAATTAGACTTATCATTAGAGATGAAGCGGTACATGGTTACTACATTGGATATAAGTTCCAGCTGGCATATAATGAGTCATCTAAGGAGCGACAGGAAGAGCTAAAAGACTATGCTTATAGCCTTCTAATGGAGCTATATGAAAATGAAATCAAATATACAGCTGACCTTTATGATACAATTGGTCTAACGGAGGATGTAAAGAAGTTCCTTCACTACAATGCCAACAAGGCATTGATGAACCTAGGATTTGACGCATTGTTTCCTAAAGATGCTACAAATGTTAGTGCCGCTATCTTAGCTGCACTATCTCCTAACGCAGATGAGAATCACGATTTCTTTTCTGGATCTGGCTCTTCTTACGTAATCGGTAAGCATGAGGCGACAGAAGATGAAGACTGGGACTTTTAATTAAATAAGTTGGAATGGAGGGGCATGGCTTAGGCTGTGCCCCTTTTTCATTTATAAAGCACAGTATAATAGTATAAGAGTACATTCCCAGCTACCCCATACTAGGAGGAAGACATTAAAACGTCATTACGTGCGTTCGCAGCACTTTCATTGGCATTCTTGCCTATATTTGGCGTGCTCGAACCTGCCCACGCTGTAGACAGTATTGTCGTAACATCCCTAGAGGACGATGGAACAGAGGGTACTCTTAGATGGGCCATTGCAGAGTCAAATGCTGGCCTTACGTTCGATAAGATTACTTTTGGCGTTAGCGGTACAATAAACCTAGCATCTAGCCTACCAGGTATCACCCGTAATGTTACTATAGAGGGACCAGGAGAGGCAAACCTAGCCATTGACGGGGGAGATCTCTATTCGGGATTGGTTCTTCAGGGCAAGAACATGACCATAGGCGGTCTAACCTTTAGCAACATGTATAACTCTAGCGGGCAAGCTGGTTCTGCTATTTGGCTGATAAGGGGGACGGTATATGTTAATAACGTCACCGTTACATCAAGTACGACAGCCATTGCTACCAAAGAGGGTGGATCATACATATACATAAACTATGGAACGTTCACAGGAAACACCACCGCACTATTCTCTAATCATGGAGGCACTCCAAGCACCCCATCAGAAGATGACAATGCCTATGACAACAGGATTCATGCTTCCAATTCAATATTTGATAGCAACAACACAGCTATCTATGGCGAGCGAACAATTCTTGTGGCTGATTCTGTATTTACAAACAACTCTACAGCGTTTCTGATGCGTGGACTAAACAAGCACAGGGTGACTGGATCAACCTTTGAGAACAATACAACTGCCATTAACGCTTCTAACTATTGGCCAGCTTGGGACAGCTACTACACAGCTCCTCATATCAACAACACCATTACTGGCAATACCTTTAAGACAAATACAACTGCCATCAGCCTCAATGTAAGAGTTGGAACTGTCTACACTCAGGTAGGTGCCAATATTTCTAGCAACTCATGGGACGAAGTCGGAACTTTTATTCGCTCTAACGAAGGCGGCACTTCGTATACAGACACCCTAGCGGCACGTGAGGGTGCAGAGTATTACGCTATAAACAATACCTCTAGTGTCCCACCACCACCAGAGCCATCAATATCTGCACCAACCAATCTTTCTGTAACTGTTAATCAGGATGGATCCGTAAGTTTAACTTGGGACGCATCAGTGGTTAATGAAACTGCATACCTCAACTACTACGTAATAGCCTGGAACACTGCAGATTCTGGATGGGCGATCACAACCACAAATACCTATGGCACTATCTCAGCCTCAAACTTTGAGAATACTGGTGGATTTGACACTGAGTACCTATTTAAGATTCGTGCAGATGATAATGACAATAGGATTTATGTATGGTCAGAGCCAGTAGCAAACATAATGGTTTCAGTTGCTGGACCTTCCGAAGAAGAGCTTGCCCAAGCCGAAGCGGAAAGGATAGCTGCAGAAAAAGCAGCAGCAGATCAAGCAGCCGCAGAACAAGCAGAAGCAGATAGGCTGGCAGCAAAACAAGCAGAGGCCGATGCCCAGGCAGCAGCACAGGCGGAAGCAGATAGACAAGCAGCTGCAGCCGCAGAGGCAGCTAGGCAAGCAGCCATAAAGGCTGAAGCAGACAGGGTAGCAGCAGCAGAAGCAGCGGCTAAGGCTGCAGAAGAAGCCGCCAAGCAAAAGGCAATCGCTGATGCCAAGGCAGAGGCAGATAGAATTGCTGCAGAAAAAGCAGCAGCAGAAGCAGAAAAAGCAGCAGCAGAAGCAGCAGCAGAAGCAGCAGAAGCAGCAGAAGCAGCCAGACTTGAGGAGGAAGCTAAGGCCAAAGCAGATGCAGCTGCAGCTCTAGCAGTTGCACAAGCAAAAGCCAAGGCAGACGCAGAAGCTAAGGTAGAAGCAGACAGGCTTGCACTAGCAAAAGCAGAGGCAGATGCCAAGGCTAAAGCCACCGCTGATGCAAAAGCAAAAGCAGATGCATTAGCCAAGGCTGAAGAAGCTGCAAGGCTGGAGGCACAGCGAGTGCTAGAGGCAGAAGCTGCACTGGAAGGCAAAGAAGCTGTAGAGCTAGAGGTTCCTTTGGAAGCTGCCGAGGTAAAAGAAGTTGTTAGAGAAATCTCAAAGATTGAAGAGCCTCGTAATCTAACTACAACACAGGTAGCTCAGATAACTCAGGTGGTCAACGAAGTGTTTGCCTCAGTAGAAAAAGATTCGGAAGAGTATGTCGCAGCCCTTGAAATCCTAGCAGTGCTAGCAGAGGCAGATGATCCAGAACTATCAGAAGAATTAGCAGCTATACCAGTGCTTGGTGCAGTAGCTGGAGAAGTCCTAAACGTGTTAAATGATTTAGGTAACGTTGGTGCAGATATGTCACCAGAGCAAAGAGAAAGATCTGAGGAGACTGTCGTTGCTGCAGTTATCGTTGGACAAGTAGCACAGCTAGCAACAGCAACAGCAGCTTCTGCAGGAGTAAGTGCAGCAGCTGCCGCATCGACAAGGAGAATAAAATGAAATTCTTAAAAGAATTGTTCAGGGACTTGATTGACCAAGCCTGGACACTGCTGGGTATGGTAGTAGCATGGCTAGTACTTGAAGGCACAGCTCGTGATGTAACTGGAACATTGATCCTAGTAACATTGGCAGTTTGGATCATTACGTTCAGAATAAGAAACCCTAAGGAGTAATTATGGAAGAGAGTGAAATGGGAGTAGCTGGAGGATGGGCTACTCTTAAGAATGTAATTTGGCGTATCGTTGCAGTATTTGCAGCATCAGGACTTGGGGTCCTGGGAGCTGGAGCAGTGGTAGGAATTGACATGCTATCTGCTGTATTCATGGCAGGTATTCTAGGAGTTGCAACTGTAGTTGAAAGACTAGCACGAGCATTCCTGGATGATGGTAAGCTAACCATGGATGAAATCAACGCTTCATTTTCAAAAGTAGACAAGAACCAGGAGTAACCCTGTAGACACGCATCTCTTTATGGTGTATAATATAATCAAGATTTATATATACGAAAGAGAGTTTGAATGGATCGCAAAGAGCAGCACTATAAAGGGTCTGCCCTGCCACAGGAGTGGAACTTTGATAAAAACATAAAGCCACAAAAGTTTTTTGAAAGGTTTTTGGACAATGACCTAGAGCAAACCGCAGAGACCCTTAAGCTAGAGTACGACAGGATTGCAAATCGTGAGATGATAGGTATCCAACCATTTGATGAGGGATTGGATATCTTCACTTACTCTAAGTCAGCATCTACGATTAAGTCAAGAGAGTATAATGCCTGGCAGATGTACTACCCATTCATGCACGAATTGTTTTCCGCAGTAGTGGACATGACCAAGGAAGCCTGTGAATACTATGAGATTGATTACAACTCTGAGCAATGGATGACTGCAGCCTGGTTCAACATTAATAGTATAGAGAAGGGATCAAAGCTAAACTGGCATGATCACCTAGATCCAAACTATAAGGTTCCAGCATTTCACGGATACTATTCTGTAAATGCAGAGCCATCCGAGACTCACTATAATATTGATGGTGTTCTAAAAGTAAACGAAAACAAGAACAATCGGGCAGTGCTTTCTATGGTTGGCTACCAGCATGCTCAGGCTCCATGGACATGGCCAGGAGAAAGAATTACAATTGCCTATGACGTCATTCCTCTAAAGATTATGACTCAGGACCTTTTCCTAGCAGCAGACCTAATGCCACATGAAAAGTTCTGGGAACAGCACCACGTCCCAATGCCAAAAGCATATTAATCGCTTGACTTTATGTCGTAATTGATATAAAATATAGGTATGACAATTTCTAAAGAAGACGCTTTGGGCGAGTGGCTTAGCCACGGCATTAGCATGGGATGGATAAGTGAGCCATTCTGTAATACTCATGACGGGGACCCGTATATGACAGAAGAAGAAGAAGCCGAATGGGAAGATGGGGGAGATCCTTGCTGTCACGTAGTCAAATTCTTGCAGTACTAATTAGCTCATCTCTACTACTTTCTGGCTGTGCTACAACAGAACCAGAGGTAGATAGTGCCTACGAGGAAGCTGCGTCAGAGTCCTCGGCTGTCACGCCCACCCTCACTGATGCAGAATACCAGGAAGCTCTGGAGAGAATTCTTGCAGAAGAGGAGCTTGCAGCGGAACTTCTTGCACGTGTAGAGGGTAACAAAAAAGTCAGTTCTGATGATACTACAGAAACCACTAGTTCTGCAGCTCAATCACTAGCGACGGCCAGCTCCGAAGATGACGCAGAGACGGCATCGCCTAGGGTGGAGCAAGGGGAAACCTTCCCAATTGGATCTAGGGCATACAGCGAGGTAGCAGCTCTTTTTGATAACTCTCATAAATTTCTGCCAGAGAATGTCTTAGCACACGAAGACATTGAGCCAGAGATTGTCTCTGACGTTGTTTCTTATCTTTCCAGAGCATCCAGCACATGGGATGAAGAATATGGTGTTATCGATGACTTCACCGTATACTTGTTTAGGAAAGACTCAGCTGCATGGGGCGATCAAATGCGAATTTACAACGGAGATAGAATTGCTAGAGGATCTTTTGTAGAGGATGTAAAGATTTCAAGTAGTGGACGATATTGCGGATTCGTATATATTATTCAGAATAGAGTTTATGCTTGTATAGCGGACTCTGGTACAAGGCAAGACTTCTTGGGCTCTGTCATTCCTCACGAATACTTTCACGGAATAACTTATAGGCTAGGAATAGACCACACGAACTTTCCAATTTGGCTAGCAGAAGGCTTAGCTTCTTATATTGGAGATGTCTATGGAATTAGTAACCACAAGTCACTAAACAGCAAAGTTAGAAACTGGCATGACTTTAGGATGAGCCAGAGGTTCGGACATTCAACCTTGCAGAGCTTTGCAAAAGAAATGACTATTGACGATGTTAGACTAATCTTCGGCAAACTGGAGGGCTATACCAATGAGACCGCACAGCAGTTAATTGCAGACTATAATGCATATGTGTTTGGCGGCGTGGCTGCAGAAAATTTAATAGGAACTTTCGGTATTGACACAGTTATGGATTTTGTCTCTGCCGTGGGCCGTGGAACATATTGGGAGACCGCATTCTCAAAATACTTTGATCAAAGCGTTGACCTTTTCTACGAAAATATGCTAGTATATATACAAGACAACTATTCACAGTAGTTGATCTCCCTTAGCTCAATGGCAGAGCAGAGAGCTGTTAACTCTAAGGTTCGTGGTTCGAGTCCACGAGGGAGAGCTTGGGTCTGTTAGCTCAGTTGGTTAGAGCACCACCCTGTCACGGTGGGGGTCGTGGGTTCAAGTCCCATACAGATCGCTGGTAGAAATACCAGGCCCCGATAGCTCAGTGGTAGAGCAACGCACTTGTAATGCGTAGGTCGTCAGTTCAATCCTGACTTGGGGCTCTTATGGAAAATAATATACAAGAAATCCTGCATGACTCAGAGAGCCATCTGGACAATCGTGATATTTGGTATAATACTAAGGATCCAGATTTTCTAGATATTTCTGTGAAGTCAATGGTCGTAGATAGATGGCTGTCTTATGACTCTGTTCGAACTGGACAGTTCAGAGACTCTCCGATTAAGCCAATAAACAACTATGTTCAAAACATAGCAACGCCACCAACTCTTGTTAGCATTACTGGTAATTCTGTCAGGCTTCGATACCACCTATACGCCGATATGTTCCTTCTTAAAAAAGATAATAAGGACCTATACCACGTAGATAGAACCTGGATTCGGCAGTACTATCTTACCAATGCAAGGATGCCAGACAGGCATGATTGCTTTGATGAAACCTTTAAGTTTTTTATTCCATGGTTTGTAGAAGAGTCTCCACGCTTTAAGATTATGCAGCCAAGTGAAGAGTCACCATTTGTAGTCATGGAGGGTGATTCTTTTTTCCCCATTCCACCGCTTGGAACAGAGAGGTACGTTAACACCTCCTTTGTTTTATTTAAGATAAAAAACGTTGGCTCTCATATGGTAGATGCTGAGCTGGGAATTCCTAGAAGAGGAGACCCCATTTTTGATCTAGAGTTTGTAGTTAGTGATATAATATTAGAAAGAATCGAGAAATACTATGCCGAAAATTAGCTTTTATCCTTTTAGTAAAGAGACAGCCGAGTTTGCTCCAAGACCAAAACAGTCTATCAGGTTCGTACCAGAATGGTATCGTGCTCAGCCAGGGAATAAGGGTGACGAAGACATGATTCCAGCCATCGGAGTTGCCGCATCTACGGTAAAGAGGTGCATGCCAATATTTGATGGCATGACTGCTGGGTATATGCTTATGGCACCATGCGATATATACTTAGATGCCACAAATCCAGAGAAGCTTGAGTGGTCTATCCCTATGCAACTCCAGAGCATGAAGGCTGACCTATTTGCATTCCACTCACCAGAACAGTATGAAAACTATCCAGTAGATCCAGAGAAGTATCACAAACAAATTTTTAGGATCTTGCCAGGATGGGCAGTTGGTACAGAAGATGGCTATAGCACGCTGTATACAAACCCATATCACACAGATGATTCCCCACTATGGGCTTTTGGTGCAATCGTAGACACTGATAAGTTTGTTACTGATGGGCACTTATCCTTCTTGGTTAGGAAAAACTTTAAGGGCACTATAAAGCAGGGAACTCCAATTGCACAGATAATTCCATTTAAAAGAGAAGAGTGGCAGTCAGAGTTTGTAGAGCCAGAAGATGCAAGGTCCTTGTTTGACAAGCAAAGGTTTAATTTGAGAAGTACCTTCATAAATGGCTATAAGAATAAGTTTAGAAGTAAAAAGGAATACAAGTAGTGTCTACTTCAGATGATGATCTGCTAAAGATTAGCTTTACCCCTAGCACTCCATTGTCAATGGGCCTAGCAGTACCTCCAGAGCCAGCATCTTGGAATGTGCCAGAGTGGTATAAGTCATTAGCTAAACACCTTAAGTCAAACAGTGAAAAGACTTTGGGTGTTGTAAATAATATAGGTTCAGATGGGGCAGCGGTTGCTACGAAGCAGTGTCCACCATTTTTAGATGCAATGACTGCAGGCTATCACTATGTTCTAGAGGATGACCTTCACGTAGATATAGATAAAGAAACTGGCAAGCCAATCTTGTGGTGGACATCCGACCAAATGATCTTGGATCACAGGCCCACCGTAGAACTACCAGTACCTGAGGGACACCACCCAATACATTACGGATTTAAGATGCAGTGGTACTATGAGACACCGCCAGGATATTCAGTTTTAATTACGCATCCTATGAATAGGTACGACCTTCCATTCACAGTTCAATCTGGGATAGTTGAGTCAGACATCTGGGGGCTACCAGTCTTTATAGCATTTTTCCTTAAGCAAGGTTTTCGAGGGGTAATTCCCAAGGGCACTCCAATCATACATATGCTTCCATTCAAGAGAGACAACTGGGAGATGGAGGTTCTAGATACAGATGATGACCGTGAGAGGCATGTCTTCGCAGCAGAGAGGCGTAGAACTAGGATTCACGGCTACTATAAATGGTTTGCCTGGAGAAAGAAAATTTACAGGGGAAGCGAGAGGAGAAAAAAATAATAGTTAATGCAATTATACATTCATACAAAAATCCCAATCTTCTAGCTGTAGTAGAAAGACTCCTGGCATCAACATCTCAGTCAGTTCATATATCAATTTTAGACCAGCACCCTATGGATAGAACAGAAAAATTTAAAAATTTAGTAAACGTTTTCTATGAGCATAAATTTTGGGATCACATAGACGGGCCAACCTGGTTTAAAGAAGAAACTATTTTTTCTAAAAAGTTTGATGCAAAGTATACCCTATTACTTACAGATGACACAAGCCTTAGAGATGGATGGCTGGAAGACTGCACATCTTTTATTAATGATAATCCATCAATATTTATATCTGGTAAGGGCAAAAGGGAGTTTTTTAACCTGGACGACTACTTCATTGGACACAATGAGAGCAGCTCTAGTACATTCGGCATGTCACACCTGACCGATAGACTTTTTATGTTTGGACTTACAGAAACTTTTACAAGAACTGGCTATCCAAGAGATATAAAGTATTTTGGAGAAGAGGAAAAGATGTCTATGCGGCTACTTGAAAAGGGCATTGCCACATACTCAGCACCGAGCGACCTATATGAGGACTTAGGGCTCAGAACAATTGAAAACTTATACTGTCCATTTTCTAAAGAGCACAACTATAATACAATGATTGATATGCTAAGTACTGATATTGGCAAGGAATGGCTGTCCTTGCTTAAAATAGATGAGCCACCAATAAAACTTTTTCATCAAATTAATGATGTAGGGTATGACCCAACCTCCCTACAAATGAATGAGCTTGGTGGGGAAAGATTTATTGCCAAAACAAAAGCAATTTACTGATATAATTGTAAATAGGAGGAATGACAGTGGGACACAGAATACATATCATCGAGGACTTTATAACACCCGAAGATGCAGAGCTGTTGATAGAAGAGCAGCTTAGGCCGTCCGAGGTAAATCCATACCCAGAATACTATGCTGATCGCTTTGGAGGCACGGCCTTTCCATATAATAAGCGTGTGATGGACATGCTAATTAAGTATGGACACAAGTCTAATGAAGTTCACAAAGAGCAGAATGGCTTTGTAAACCCTATCTATGTATTTAAGTCTTTCGGGTCTATCTGGAGCTCTGGAAGTAAGGGAGACCTGCACCTAGATGCCCAGGATCCAGAGCCCTTCATTGAGTGGAGCACTATAATTTACCTAAATGATCCAGAGGAATACGAGGGTGGAGTCATCTACTTCCCTAACCAAGACTTTGAATATAAGCCCAAGAAGTACTCTGCAGTTTTCTTCCCTAGTGCTGGGTCAGAATACATTCATGGCATCACTACCGTAACTTCTGGTATCAGACATACCGCACTATATATGCATACTAGCCTACCAGAACATGCCGATCCAGACTTTGTAGGCGGAACTCGGCTGAACTCTAGCGACTGGGAAGCTATGAAAAATACCAATAGAAATCTTTAGATCGGGGCTGAGTTGTCAAAAAAAGATTTAACAAAGTATAGCCCAGCAGCAGCATCATCAGACTTTTTCAAAGAGCATGGCTTTAGGTTCGAGGATTGGTACGATGATGCCGATAGCATTATTGACCGCATAGAGGCCATGGGCTTTGGCGAGCTGCAGACTAGAGATGTTGACTCAGAGATAGATCACAGGCCAGTCCCCCCATTCAACTTTTATTTTACAGATAAAAATCTTTCTAAATACGGTATGAGGGGTGAGGATATCTATGTCGCTCCAGGAAGACCTAATAGGCACGGTTTACGTTCAGATGACTTCAAAAAGGAGCATGACGGGCTGCACATTTTGTTTGCTGGCTGCTCCATAACGTTTGGTGATGGAATGTTTGAGGAATATTCTTGGCCAATGATTACCTACAACAAGATTAAAGAGGCTAACAAGGTCTCTGGGTACTATAATGTTGCTATGAATGGTGCAAACCATCTAGATATCTATACCCAAATACTGGCCTACATCAAAGAAGTCGGGGACCCAGATGTAATATTTATTAACTTTCCAGATTTTGGCAGGCTCATCGATTCGGGCTTTTCCGAGAGTCACCTGTTTGCTATAAGGGTTATGCACCAAATGCTAGAGTCATACTGCGAGAAGTCTAAAATAAATTTAATTTCCTTTTCTTGGGATAGCTCGGCAAACGAGGATAGCGAGGACGCACCGGACTCAGGCAATTATGCCCAATATGATAACGACCCAAGGAGTGATATGGGAGAAACATATCACAAATTTAGTTGTGAGGATAGAAACAAGTTCATCTTTGACATGTGTAAGGCACAGAAGAATCACAAGTTCATAGACCACTTTGAGCGTGCCTTTGATGTTGTTCACCCAGGAATTGCAGAGCATGCGTTCTATGCTGACTTTGCTTACAGACTATTTCTTAAGGATAACATTGGAGCCAACTAAGCTGCACCCACTAGAAAACGATCGCCTTATGAGGCGTCATAAAGTAAACCACGCGAAGTTTGATAACTCTTCTGAACTAGTAGATGGCATAGAGCTCTATAAGAGCGATGTTCTTGGGCTGCCAGGCAGGCCTTTCTTGGAAGGTCATAATCCTACACCAGGAAGCTACGGAATGTATGTTACAAGCCTATACCTAGAAGATATGGGTCTAACACTTAATGATATATATAACTTTAATAGCTTTGGCTTTAGGTCTCAGGAGTTCGAAAGCAACCACGAAGGGCTTCACGTTGTGTTCATCGGATGCTCGGTAACACTAGGTGAGGCAATGTTTGAAGATTACTCCTGGCCTAAAGTTCTTTACGACAAGCTTTCTAAAAAAGAAAAGCTTTCTGGATACTTTAATTTGGCCAAGTCTTCGTACTCTATGACAGACTGTTATAATACATTGGATAAATACATAGAGCTTTATGGAACTCCAGACGTTGTATTCGCAAACTTTCCAGATTTGGAAAGGGATTCTGGCTTGGGGGTACAGCCATTTGCGAACCTGATTGATTCAAAAAAGATCGGCAGGTTTGTGTCAATGACCTGGGATCCAACCTTTGACACGAAGTCACATGATGACGCTAGGAATAGCATTGATGGAATAATTAAGTTCGACAATGACTACTTTAACCAACAATTGTTTGAATATGAAAACGATAAAATTCCACTAGACCACAGAAACTTTATTCTTAAGGCAATGGATGATTCTCATCCAGGAATAGCTCAGCATGCTTTTTACGCCAACATGATGTATAATAGTTATTATGAAAAGACTATTACACAAGATTAAGTTCTACCTTTGGAAAATTAAGAATCGTAAAGCATTAAAGAATAGAAAGTATATATACTAATGATCATCCTGGGGGTAAATGAGACTACCCACGACGCTTCAGTAACTCTGATCAAAGATAATATAATCTTATTTGCAGGGCATGCGGAGAGGTACAGTAAAGAAAAAAATGACTGGTTTGTCAATGATGCCTTGATTGATGATGCCCTCAAGTATGGCCAGCCAGACTTGGTAGCATACTACGAGCACCCAATGCTAAAGAAAACTAGAATAGCTATCAGCGGTGGCTTCGGTGGGGGCAAACCAAAGTTTAAAGACCATCCAGCCTTGCAGAATGTTCCAGTAAAATACTTTAGTCACCACTACTCACATGCTGCTGCTGGATACTATACAAGCAGGTTTAATGATGCAGTAATCGTAGTTCTTGATGCTATAGGAGAGTGGAACACATCTAGCATCTGGGTAGGAGAAGGTGATAAGATCAAGGGTGTCTATAAGAAAAACTACCCCTTTAGCTTTGGCCTGTTTTACTCAGCTTTTACCCAGCTACTTGGCCTAAAGCCTAACGAAGAGGAATACATTATGATGGGCATGGCATCATATGGAAAGCCAAAAAGGTTTTATAAGAAAGTATCTGAATACTTCAGCACAATCAATGGTCAAAAATATAATTTCCACAAGGGTATCGTAGACTGGGACATTGAGGTAACGGACCTTAATAAGTACGATATAGCAGCAGCTGTTCAAAAGGTATACGAAGATAGACTATATGAGTTTATGGAGTTTGCCAAGAAAAAGACTGGCAAGCATAACCTAGTTTTCATGGGCGGATGTGCTCTTAATGCTACAGCTAACACTTCGCTCTGGAGTCAGTTCGCAGACGTATGGATAATGCCTAATCCAGGAGATGCTGGAAGCTCTCTGGGGGCTGCTGCAGCCGCTTATGGTAAACATCTTAACTGGAGAAACCCCTACTTAGGTTACAACCTGGGGGAGTCTAGGTATCCAGCAGAGTCAGCCCTTAATGCAATTCTAAGCGATGGTGTTGCACCAGTTGTATACGGCAGGGCAGAGTATGGCCCAAGAGCTTTGGGGAATAGGAGCATACTAGCTGACCCAAGAGATCCAGAGATAAAGGACAAGGTTAACAGAATCAAGAAGAGAGAGCTGTTCCGTCCCTTTGCACCAGTAGTTCTAGAAGAGCACGCATCTGAGTGGTTTGATCTACCAGCAACTTCGCCATATATGCAGTATACGGTTAGGTGTAAGCAGCCAAGACTAATACCAAGCGTGGTTCATATCGATGGAACATCGAGGGTACAGACAGTAAATAGACATCAGCACCCAGGATTACACAGGCTGCTCACTTTATTCTATAAAGAGACGGGCATCCCCGTGCTATTAAATACTAGCCTTAATATAAAAGGTCAGCCACTTTTAAATGACGAGCATGATATAATTGAGTGGGAAAAGACCTACGGGCAGAAGGTGATAAGATGAGCGTACAGTTTGAAGTGCTAGACCTAGGTTTGGTTTATTATAAGAACATTATACCTAATACAGATAAAGTCGTTGAACTAGTCAAGAATCTTTCCGATAAGTTTAACAGGAAAGAGCATGGAGACCAGTGGACAATGGTGACTGACTGGGAGCCGTGGTGGGATGAGCACATGCCCAAGCCATTTAATCATAAGTTCTTTATCTGGAGACACAAAGATATTAGCGACCACGACTTCTACAGAGATGACCTGATCGAAATTGCAGATGCACTTTATGGCTCTTTGGACGAGGCACTTGAGCACTACATGGTGCTTTACCCATGGGCTAGAACCTCAGTAAAGTCAGAGGAACCAATGGATGGTGTCCTTAGGTATGATGAGGACGGCGGACACCTTCCAGCTCATCAAGATCTTGGTATTAGTAGCAGACTGATTTCAACCGTAAGCTACCTTAATGATGACTACGATGGCGGCGAGATCGAATTTCAGCACTCTAATGTTAGAATTAAACCAGAGGCAGGAAGCATTGTCTTTTTTCCATCTAACTTTCTCTATATACATGAGATTATGCCAATTACGAAGGGGACTCGGTACTCAATGCCTCACTGGTATCACCACCTAGCTAACCCAAGAATGTCTGACGGCACAGAGTAAGACTATAACATACAAATAATAAGGAGACAATATGTCAAAGTATCAACAGCCCATTGACGGGGCATACGGAAAGACTTGGAAAATTACTTCCAAGATGGGATGGAGAATTCACCCAGTAAAGAAGACACGAAAGCACCACAACGGAACGGACATCTGTGGACTAGGCAAGGCCCCATGGTATATCGAAGCCTTCGCTGGGGGCACAGTTCTAAAGGCTAGGGTTTCTAATGCAGCTGGTGGTGGATTTGGGCACTATGTTGTAATCCGCCATATGATTGACGGAGAGTACTACACATCTCTATACGCACATCTAGAGCCAGGGTCCATCCAGGTAAAGCCAAGACAAAAGGTTAAGCCTGGAACTGTCCTGGGAAAAATGGGGACATCTGGAATGTCAACTGGTATTCATCTTCATTGGGAAATTTGGAAGGGCAAGACTCACGGGTGGTCCGCCGACGGTAAGGGCTTTGTTGAGCCAATCAGCTTTGTAAAGGCACTGATCGCTGCAGAAAAGGCTAAGGCTTACGCAAACGTAGCGACAGACGAGAAGGAGCCAACAGCTCCTGCACCAGTACACCAGCCAGTTAAGAAGCCAGCTGTAAAAAAGACAGTAGCAAAAAAACCAGCACCAAAGCCAGCTGCAAAAAAAGCAGTTGCAAAATCAGCATCAAAGGTGTATACTGTTAAGAGCGGAGACACCCTTGGTAAGATTGCTAGGGCAAATAAAACCACAATCTCTGCACTATCAAAGCTTAATGGCATTAAGAATCCTAACCTGATTAGGGTTGGCCAAAAGATTAAGCTTTCTTAACAGGAGGAGTTTACTTGGCTATCTATAGCTATAAGTGTGTCAGCTGTGGCACTTATAAGGATATCATCAGGGGTATAAGCGAACCTGAAGATTCTTATGAGTGCGACAACTGCTCATCGAACCTAACTAGAGTATACGACATCCCAGGAGTACGATTTAATGGCAATGGATTTTACAGCACAGATAAATAAAGCTTTAGTTGGTAAGACTTGCCAGGCTTTCGATCCACTAATGCTAATTGAATCAAAGGCTGCCGCAATCAGTGATGGTGCTACTAGGCTAAGTACATCTTGTGCAGCACCAGCTTATGCATATGTCAGTGGTTCTCATGGAAACAAGTTCTTGTGTGATTTTCATTACTTTTTTGAAAAAAATGCTGAGTTGCAGTTTTCTACAGAGCAACATGACAAGGTCTTTGAGTTCGTGGTTGATCAAACTATGCAAGTTGCTTGGACCTTCGATAGTCCTCCACCAACTAGAGAGCTAAGACCAGAAGGGTATAAGTGCTGGTGTGGCTCCGAGCCGTATGTGTTTTATAGAGAAATGAATAGTCTTGAGATATCTGATCAGTTTTGCAACTTTCATCACAGAAAGTACCTCTACAGATGCCTATCTAACGGAATAGATATCACTAAAAAATTTGTAATAGATGATTACCGTAGAACAATGAGAGACTGGAGAGCTGACGAAGAGTTTTGGAAATTAGGAGAAGTATAGTGGATATTGTAGAGCCAAAGCAAATTCTTTCACAGCAAGACAGGTGCGATATCTGTGCTGCCCAGGCATACGTTCTTGTGCGTGGGGTGTCTGGAGAGCTAATGTTCTGCTCCCATGATTATAACAACATAATGATGTCAGATTCGGGCAAACAAAAGATAGAGGCATTCTCTTTTGAGACGATAGACGAGAGAGATAAACTAATAGAGAACCGTCTGATAGGAGACAACGTATAATGTATGAGTATTACGTAAAAGAAGTTACAAAAATTGTAGATGGTGATACCATTGACGTAATCATGGACTTAGGGTTTGACATTCACTTCAAGTCTAGGGTTAGGTTGGCTGGTATTGACACACCAGAGTCAAGGACCAGGGATCTTAATGAGAAGAAGCTTGGCCTAGAAGCTAAACACTATCTAGAAACAAAGATTAAAGAAGCAGAGACTGTGACTATTCGTACAGAGAAGAGTAATAGTGCTGGTAAATATGGTCGTGTTCTTGGCTGGATTCATCTAGATCACAATGATAAGTCTGTGAATATGGAGATGGTAGAGAAAGGCTATGCGTGGGGATATCTGGGTGACACGAAAGTTAAAAACTTTGACGAACTACTAGCCAAGAGAAAGTCTAATGACTAGCTCTGCAGATGACTACATAGAGGGGCTAATCCTTGCTGGTGCCATCGAGGTAGCTGGAGTAGACTCTGAAACGGGAGAGTTTATATACTCGTTTACAGAAAAAATCAAGGAGATAGACGAAGAGCTTAAGCAAAGAATGGATGATCTATTTCTTGACGAGGTTAATCAGCTTTGGGAGAGAGGCTTCTTGGATATGAATGTGACAGAATCTAACCCAGTCGTTAGGCTATCTAGCAGGGCCCTGTCTCAGAATGATAGAGATCGCTTGCCTCAAAACTTAAAAGAAACTTTAGAATATATTATCCGAGTACTAAAACTATAAAGTATAATAATATGGGAGGCTATTAATGGAGTACGTTATTGGAGCACTTACAGCATTGTCTGCTGTGCTAATCACGTATAACTTTTTTAAGTTTAACATAGATAGTATAAAGAGAATTGATGTTCAGTATACGCAAAGCTACAAATTTGATGTACTAAAACCCTGGGGAGTCATGGCAGCCAAGATACAAAAGAAGCCAGTAGGCCAGTCCTTTGACTACCTAGAGAAGCATTCTACCAAGGTTGTTCTAACCGAAGACACAGCATATTGGATAAAGAACGATGCTCTTTTAGCAGCAGAGATCGTTAACGGAAAAATAATTGAAGAAACTACAAAAACAGTTGACACAATGTCTATGAGTAATGTAGAATTGGATACTATAGCATTTATTGTTGAGACACTAACGAAAGGCCAAGACAATGAAAATCCTTATTCAGGGAACTAAGGCTTTTAGCCAGTACGAAATATTTATTAATGCAGTTGGCAGGTCTATGAGATCTATGGATAGCGAAGACCACGAGCTAACTTTGTTTTCTCTAGGTCCAGCTAACATTAACTCGATGGCCTACGAATTTACCAATATTTCAGAGAACACTCTGAAGGCCAATGGAATTAAGGGCAAGGTCGTAAAGGTGACCAGGTCCTGGGTACGAGACAATCTCGACGAGTTAGATGAATTCATCTACCTATGTAACCCAAAAGAAGCACTATCTGACATGGCAATCCTAGTAGATAAAAAGGGTAGACCAGACCTGAACGTGTTTCGATACTAGACGGAGAGAAAGAAATGAACATCACTTCACTAGAGCAAATGGAAAAAATCGTTTCAAGAAATAAGATGCTATCATGGCGTGGTTGGGATGTAGTCTTTTCAAAGGCATATCCTGGTGCATGGTCTAACAAGAATGGTGCATTTGTAAAGGGCGTATGGTACTCTCAAGACATCTTTGAGGTTGGGTCAAACGGCTGGGAGATTCCGAATAAGCTTGTGAGGTAGCTCATGAGTAAGGAAGCGTGGAAGCAAGATGCGTCTTGCCTAAGCTACGATGTAAACATATTCTTCGAAACCTATGAGGAAAATGAACAGCTCCGTCCTGCAGTAGAGCAGCTTTGTGGTGGATGTCCAGTTGCAAGAGAATGTTTTGCGGTTGGAGTTTCTCAAAAGGAATACGGTGTCTGGGGTGGTGTCTATCTGGAGCATGGAAAAGTTTCCAGGGAATTTGGTAAACACAAGACCAAGAAGCAGTGGGCAGAAACATGGAAGAGGCTTACACAAAATGTACACTGATCCAATGAGAAGGGCAGTTCAATCACTGTCTAGCTATGCACCAAAAGGCTTCTACCTAGATATCATTGACGAGGACCACTTCCTTGTAGTGAGAGCAAGCGAGAGAGTATTCATGTCTTTGCCCAATGTGGAGACAAAGAGAATGGCCGTAGACTACATGATTAGGATCAAGAAAGCACTGGAAGACAATGGTGCTATCGTAATGTTAACTAGAGAAGGAGGTAAGGAAGATGTCTGAAACTAAACTAACAGAAGAGCAACACAAACTTGTTAATTATATTCTCGCACAGGGTGTGCTAGGAGAAAGAGATAGGATCTTGAGCTTGATTAATGCTGAAGAATCTGATACAATTTCTAAGGAGAATATCATTAAGCTAATTAGTGAGGAGTAGCATGGAGCTAGGACTGTTTATAGCTACAATAGTATCTATTGTTTCTGGTGCTGCTATATCTATTAATAGGCATCTTAAGTATCGCAAAGCAATAGAGCGTGTAACACAGCTTGAGTTAGACAAGCTTACAGTATCAAATGCCTTGTTGGATGCTCATCAGGAGCTTGAGAACTTCAGACTTGGAGAGACAGAGGAGTTTGTTAAATTCTTATCTACATCTAGACAGTGGGCATTTGACTTCATAGATGAAATCCAGGTAACACTTAAAGATCTTTTCGAAATGCTTAATAAGCCAGGGCAGGATACCCAAGAACTCTTAACCAAGTTTAGAGAGCTTAAAAGATTTCTTCCGAAAGATAATTAGTATGATACACTATATATCTAATTTGGAGGAACACAATGTTAGCACTAAAAGATGCTATACAAAAACGCAAGTATCTGTATGATGTTTGCGAGGAGGCTACTTGCTTTAATAGACAAGAAGAAACCTATACTACAACTGAAAATAGAAGCATACAATTATGCAATACACACTATCACCAAATAGCTGATGAAGTTCTTTGGTAAAAGGAGAGAAACATGAATAAGGCTATGATTGATTCATATCTACGTAACCTGCTGGGTGTAGTCCTAGCACTAGTAACCACTGCAATGGCATCTGCTGGCGTCTCATCGCCACTAGATCTAGGCACTGGAGAATGGCTAGGAGTCCTTAATGGTGTTTGGGCAGCTGCAGTACCAACTGTTATTCGCTACCTAAATACTAAGGACCCAGCTTTTGGTCGTATCGCTGACTCAGTGGCTGGAGAAATTGCAGCTAAGATTGATGAGGCAGCAACAAAGGCCAAGTCGTCTGCACCAAAGGCTCCAGCTAAGAAGCCTGCAGCCAAGAAGCCATCTGCTGGTGGCGGAGGAACTGCCAAGAAAGTTCAGTAGACAATATAAAGGATAGCCCTTGGATATTTCCAGGGGCTATTTTTTATGCTATAATATATTTGCTTGCCCATTCGGGGAGCAACAGTCGCTTTATAAGGAGGACAAAAATGATGGCATCGCTATACATGAAGGATCCATTTGCAACATTCAGTCAGGACATTGACAGAATGTTTAATGCACCACTGCAGAAAACCAACTACCCACCCTACAATGTTCGTAAACTAGATAACGAACGATTCGTTATGGAATTTGCGGTAGCTGGATTTAAAAAGGAAGACATTGACATCTCTGTCGAGAAGTCTATCCTAACCGTAAAGGGCGAACTAGCCGAGTCTGATGATAGTGATTACCTGTATAAGGGAATTGCTGGACGAAAGTTTGTTCGCTCGTTCTCACTGCCAGAATACTTTGAGGTGGAGAGAGCAGGTATGTCAGACGGCATTCTTTACATTGACTTGTACAAGGATGTTCCAGAAGAGAAGAAGCCAAAAACTATCGCTATCGATTAGTTAGTGGTATAATTAAAAGGTCCCCACACAGGGCAAGGGTTTGCTAACCTTAGGATGATTAGTTACCATTTTCTGGGCCAACCAGGGTCGCTGTGTGGGGGCTTTAGCAGATAGAAAGATCTTATGTACTATACAAGGTTAGAGGATAGCCTAAGCGAAACCTATGGGCTGGTAGAGGAAAACTTCTCATTCACAGCTAGCGATACAACTATGTTTGCTCAAGAAGGCGTCATAGACATCGTGCCGATAGAAGATTTATGGATTACACCAACAGACCTAAGGTCAGAAAACGAAAAGCTGGTTTTCTGCCCCCACCCATCAATTGGTCACCTTCTCCTAGATAGCCTACCTCTCCTTTTTTCGTGGTCAAAGATAAACCCAT